CCATTACAGATTCTTTATTAACGGAGTAGATGTAACTGGCGAACAAGAGAGAAGCACCTTTAGACATATTATACAAGTGCTTGATAACGGAATAACAACTGGATTATAAATTAAAATTAAAATTATGAGTGCAAAAAAACCTTACTTATTAGGAGACGTTGAGTTACAACTTGACACAATTAAAAAACTTTCTCAGTATTTTGAGAACATCTTAACTTACAACGCAAAAAGAGAGTTAGTACCAAAGATAGGAGAAGATGGTAAAGAGTTAAAGAAATTAAAACTTAACTTCTCAATTTTTGAAGAAGGAAACTACGGACAGAATGTATCTTTTACAATTCCTCAAACAAAAGAACAAAGAGAGAATGGAGAAAAGAAAAGATATGTTGCCAATGGTAAAATCTATTATGCATCAGATGACTTACAATCTTTTGTACAAAAGTCAGAAGCAAAGCCAGAAAAAGCAACACCAGTTGCAGCAGATGACTTACCATTTTAAATTAATTGGGAGGTGTAAAAGCCTCCCTTTTTTTTAACGTTAAAATATATAATTAGTAGCCGTAAATAAGCGACTACCTATCGAATTAAAAACTAAATTATTAAACACTTAATAGCCTTTAAATTAAGCACAACACAGGGTATTAATTATATATAGTGTTGTGCGTAGTACGATTATGGAATTTACAGTAACTACATCTGGGTATTTTTACCCAAACAAAGAAAGAAGAACAGAACTTGAGAAAATTGGATTTACATTTAAACCAAGTGATTATAAAGACTTTACAATTGTAGGTGAGCCAACAGTTGAAATAAAAAGCTTAAACGAATTAATCCAATTTGCGGATAAATGGGGTGAAATAATTGTTGGTGACGGAACTATTGAGATATACGATGATTATCGTGAGTAGTATTACGCACAAAACTCGTATAAGATTTTGTGCGAGGTACGAGGATAAATTTTATACGGTGTTGTGGTGCGTTTATTAATGATTAAAAAAAATAATTATGAAAAATACAATATTAATATTTCCCTTATTAGCTTTTGAATGGGAAAAGGGCAAAGGAAGAACAATAACTGTAGGTTGGTTAAAATATACTTACTCAATTACTTGGTAATGAACTACAACAGTTGTGTATGGCACGTTTTAATGTGTTATACACTTAGTTAAAACTTTTTATATGTGGAACTATAAAGGAAAAAGAATAAAATCAAGAGAAGATTTACCAGCAGAAGCAGTTGGGTTTGTTTACAGAATACTTAACAGACAAACAGAACAAGTTTACATTGGTAAAAAGATATTGCTTAATAAACGTACAAGACCACCTCTAAAGGGATATAAAAGAAAGCGAGTTGATTATATTGAAAGTAACTGGATAAAGTACACTGGTAGTAATAAAGAAAGTAAAAAATGGAATATAGAAGATTGTTATAGAGAAATTATATACATTTGCTATAACAAGACAATGATGAGCTATTATGAAACAAAACTACAATTTACAGAAAACGTTTTAGAAAATGATAAATTCTTAAATGATAATGTACTTGGCAAATATTATAAAACAAAAATACAGAAATACATAGATGACGCAAAAAATAAAAACAAATGAAGAAAAAGAAGCAGATAGAATGGAGATGCAGCTTCTTGAACAAGAAGCAAATGTAGATATATCAGAAGTAATTAAATATCCTCCAGTAGCACTTAGTTGTGGAACTTATACAGATATAGATGTTGAAGGTAAAGAAATAGAATATCCAATACCAATTGGCACAGATGGAAACTTTAGTTTTGTACAAGCATTTCCAAAAGTTGGTAAATCATTTTTTATAAGTTTACTTGTATCAGCATATCAAAGTGGAGGTAACAAATATACTGGTAATATAAAAGGGCATAGGAGAGGTAGAAAGATAATACATTTTGATACAGAGCAAGGTAAGTTTCATTGTCAAAAAGTCTTTAGAAGACCCGTCATAATGAATGAAATGCAATCTGATGATGATTACCACACATACGCTTTAAGAGCAATGACACCAAATGAAAGAGTAAATTTTATTGAGTACATATTATTTGATAAATTTAATGATGATAAAATAGGTTTAGTTATTATTGATGGTGTTGCAGATTTATTAAATGATGTAAATTCAATGTCAGAAACAAACTTTGTTGTGCAAAAGATTATGACTTGGACTGCAAAGAAAGAATGTCATATATTAACTATTATACATCAAAACTTTGGTAGTGATAAACCAACTGGAAATTTAGGGAGTGCTTTAGAGAAGAAGGCAGAGACACAAATTAAGTTAGAAAAAAACGAAATTAATAAAGGCTGGATATCTGTTGAATGTAAAAGAAGTAGAAATAGAAGTTTTGAACCATTTAGCTTTATGGTAAACAATAATATACTTCCAGAATTTGTTAATAACGATTTTGAATTTTAAGTAACTTTATAGTTATATTGCATCTATGAAAAATATAAAATTAAATTGATATGAGTTTTTTAAAAGGTAATTTAGGAGAAAGTTTATGGTTAAAAGAATTGTCAAATACACATACAGACATAGAGAAAGCACCAAACAAAAGATTTTATGATTGGGATATAAAAGCAAATTATAAAGGCAATGAAGTTACTTATGAAGTTAAGTATGATGCAAAAGGTTATTACTATGCTGATAGATATAATAGACCAGTAAATATCTATATTGAATTTCAGAATACAAGAAAAGATGAGGATAGTGGTATTATAGCATCAAAAGCAACTTACTATGTATATATATTAAAAAGTCTTGACAATATAGAAACTGCTTATGTTTTTAATAGATTACAACTTTTAAATTATTTAAAGAACGCAGATGTAAAAGTAAAAGGAAATAGCTTTGGAGGGGATAATAATGCTAAAGGCTGGATTCCTCCTCTTAACACATTAGAACATTTAATATTAAAAAAAATAAAACTAAAATAATATGGAAACAATTAAACTATTAAACAACGAAGTATTTGACAAGCAAGACATTCTAAGCAAAATGATGGATGATGAGTTCTACTATGGTTATCTTGGTGTAAATGCATTATCAAGTTCAGCATCAAAGAAACTTTTAGATTCTCCTTATGCTTATTATCGTTCACTAACAGAAAAACAAACAAATGTACAAGCATTAAGAGATGGTCAATTGATACACCTTATGGTACTTGAACCAGAGAAAGTAGATTACTTAACTTTTACAGAAGGCACAAAAGCATCAAAGCAATATAAACTTGCAGTACAAGAAGTTGGCTCACACAACGTATTTACTAACTCAGAATATCATAAAGCAAAAAAGATATCAGAAAGGGTAAGAAGTGTAACTGATGTAAAGAATATGTTAGATGGTGCAAGATTTGAAATACCAGCAATTGATACCTATAATGATTTAGCATTTAGAGGTAAAGCAGATATACTTAAAGATGGTGTTGTAATAGATTTAAAAACAACTGCTGATATAAAAGGTTTTGAAAGGTCTGCTAATTACTTTTCTTATGACTTACAAGCTGCATTGTATTTAGAATTGTTTGGAGCATTTGACTTTGAATTTATTGTAGTTGATAAAAATACACTTGATGTTGGAATCTTTAAATGTTCACAAGGCTTTATTGATAGTGGTAAAAGAAAATTAGACATTGCCACAGAAAGATATTATGACTACCTACAAACAGAAAACATAGAAGATTATGTTACCAGAGGAACTTTGTAAGAATAAAGAGATTGTAGCTTACAGAAGTTGTGTTGATAGCTACTTTAGTAATGGAGATAGAAAAGACATTATGGAATATTGGCTACAACTATTTGAACAGAAAAGATTTTGTGAAGCAAAAGGTGTAGAGAAAGCACTTGAATTAATTGATATATACGAGGACTTAAATGCCAAAGATTAAAAAGAAGATTGTTTTAAAAAATTGTAATTATGAGCATCAGCAGTATTGTTTTAAAAAAGGATTTATTATTTATCCAGTTGTATCTGGTAATATGTTTAAAGTTTACTGTAATAGAATAAAAGATAATTACTATATGAAAGGAAAAGAATTTAATAAACAAGAATCATTCCAAGCTATTTGGGATTTATACACTAAAATATACAACTATGAATTTAATAAGATACGAGATTAAAGCTGGATTTTTCAAAGGCTTTCTGTTTGGGGTTAGACATTACCCTTTTGATGATGAAGAAATATACGAAGAAGATATTGTAATATACATTGGTATCTTTCAAATAATAATAACTTTAATATACGAAAAATGAGAAGCACACAAGTACACTACGACAACGGAAAAGATTATGATGTAATAGACGTTATAAATGATTTTAACCTTAATTTTAGCAGAGGTAACATACTAAAGTATATTTGCAGAGCTGGAAAGAAAAAGGATGAGTTACAAGACTTATTAAAGGCAAAAGACTATTTAGA